ACGCGAATCGACGAATTTCTACCAGTGAAATGTCGAGGATCGAATGAGCCTGCTTCGTACTGCTCGATCGCACCGAAACACTTTGCGAGGCATTTCAGGTGATGAACATGGAAACCCTTGCTCATGTTCAGCCACTGACGCATGTAGACCACGTCTGAACCGTTGTAAACGTCCCAATCCAACTCATACTCGTCGTTCTGGTTGATCTTCACAGCCTTCAGGGTGGCGTTGTAAACCCCCGACTCTACGATTGGTCTCGATGCCGGACTATCACTCGCGATACTCTTGTCATATGACAGTGTCATTTTTCACTCTCCAAAATTGCCTGCAACTTCTCGATACTGCGCTCCGCCACGTCGGCAGACGCTTCACTCAAATCACCAACTTTAAACTTCGTCATGATCTTTTCTCGGAACAGTGGGCCTCGGTCCTTGAGCTTTGCCAGCAAACCCTCCCACACGGCAAGCCTCTCCGCGTTCACAAGTGCCACAGGCTTCACATCACGCTCAAGAACATCTCTTCCGTATGCTTCAGCAAAGCTTTCGTATGAGAACTCAAACCCAACGTTCTGCTTGATGGTTTCGACACGGCTTTTAATAGGCATCGCGAAACGCTGTTCGCCGCGAACCTGAATCTCCATCACCATGTCAAACAGGTAGTCAAACTTCTTGGGACCGTCGAACGTGTTCCCGATCAGGCTCATACCCGTGCCATACTGGTTCTTGGCGTGGCAAGTACAGATTACATTCATGTCCAAACGAACGAGAGCCGCACTTAACTGCTCGAACTTCTTGTTCGCTGCACCATAGTGCTTGCCGTACTCGTCGCCCACCTTCATCTCCATGCGATCGACAAGAACTTTGTAGACCGTGGAGATGGGATCAATAACCAGCGTCTTGTAGGGATGCTCTTCTTCCGTAAGAGCCATGACCTCAGACATAATGTCGTCAAATTCAATAGTCGAGAAGATGGCACCGCCACGATCTTCAACCTTGCGAACGTACTGGTCGTTTTGGCAACCAGCCTCGGTGTCGATGACGTAGGGGCGAGGGAAATTGATACTCGCCGTAGTCTTCCCAGAGCCAGCAGGCCCGTACAACAACAACTTCAGCCTCTTCTCGTCAGGGGTTGGGATTTTACCTCTTAGCTTTGACATCTTTTAGCATCTCCATATTCCAGTCCATTCGTTTAAAAATTTCTGCCACAGAAAACTCGCAAACTCCACAAGACCTATCAATTTCTACACCCTTGCTAACGAGCGAAGCCATTTGGTAGGGATCACCAAGCATCCCACTAAATGAACCAAGCTTGTTTTTTTCGCGATTCACAGTGACACCGTGATACATACCCAAATTGATTTCACTAACCAGCCAATGCTCGCAAGTATTACGAAACAGCCAACCTACCATCACCGGCCAATTACGAGGAGACCCCCTCCTCTTTGGCACCTTTGGCGCACGCTCCCACAACTTGTGCGGAAACAGCACTGACTTTTCAACAGCCGATCCAAACCTTTGCACACTTTTCATGTTTCTTCCTTTCTGGGCTTGAAACTGCCCGTGTATACTGTACCCTGCTCATTCGTACCCATCAACCCTCCAGAGGACAGAAATGACAACAGAAAACAAAATTCCACCATTCGCTTTAACCCAAGAGTCGCGGGTCTACGGGCCGTGCGATAACCACTGGAGATCAATCCGGATTACTTGGGATGAAAGCACAGACACCTTCTTAGTTGAAACGACACAGGATGACCCATGCCCAGAAGACCCTTTTGATACCAAACAAGATTGGCATGTTGAGAAAGCAAACGAAGTCGCGCACTGGATGGGACTCTGCCTAAATGCGATCTACGACGATTACATGCACCTTGCAGTCTCTGTTACTTCGTCCAAGTTGTTCATACTCGGAACGATGTTCATGAAGAACACCATGATCTACGACGACTTCATGCTCAGCGTACTTCGCGACAACACAATGGTTGACTACGACGCTATCGCTAAGTCTTTCGTGGAATACCAAGCAAAGAACAAGGATCTGAGGTAGTGAGTAGGCCCAAGTTTAGAAAGAGAATGCCGGGCGACTGCGAAATCTGCGGATTTCGCGGTTGTCCAGCATGCTCTGAAGAAGAGTTGTTTCGTCAAATGAGAATTAGAGACTATGAGTGTCTAGAAGACCCGCACATTTGGGTTGCTTTGCACGACCAAATAATTGGCTTGAAAGCTGACGCAAGTGCTTTGCAAATACACCCGGAAAAGGTCGCCAAAGACTTTGGGAAAAGACTTAACAAAATCGCTTCGATATTCGAAGAGATTTGTAAAAGAAGGCTTAGCGATTAAGCCACTCCATGTTGACTCGGTTCCCATCAATATCAAACTCCGGCGGGTCGCTCTTGGCCTCCGGGGTTTTTTTTATTCCCAACACAAGCTCGTCAACAAGGTCTATCACTTTGATCCCACGGTTGGCGGACTGTTGTTGCAGTGCTGAATAAGCAGCGGTACGAATGCGAATGCTAGTTGTCGGTGGTTTTTTGCTTGTCATTTGATTTTTCCTCGTAAGCAGCGATTCCTGAAAGAATATAAAGCTGTTGGTCGTCGTCCAGACCACGAAACCACTTCCCGGCAATTGTGTCGTCCGCGTTTTTGATTGCACGAAGCAGGTAAGGCATTTTCCGTCGTTCCATCCAGCCCTCGACGGCATTTTCGACCTTGTCTGTGAGACGCACCTTTTCAGTGTTAAAAATTGCTGTGTTCATTAACATGCCTTCGGCATCAACAAACGCATTAAATTTTGCCTTTGTTTTGATCTCTTCTACTGCATTTTTCAAAACAGATCGAACTTTTTCAAGGGCATCCGTTTTTTCTTTGTCGGTTTTGGTTGATTCGTAAGCGTCGATTGCACTTGCAATTGGAATGGCGATTTCCTGAATGTCTTCTCTTTCTTTAGCGACCATCCATTTGAGGGTATGAATAAGATCCCCTTCTTCCATCGTCTTTATACTCTGGAATCCAAGCGCCCTTGCAATCCTTTCAAGAGAAGAGTCTTCCATTACCAAGTTGCCACTTCGGGAAGTGCGACGGCTTTCCTCTTCAATAGCACGAACCATTTCGTAGATCGAGCGGAATACGCCAAACGATCTTAACGCGCTCTCGGTCCTTGACTGGAAGGGGTTTTCTGCTCTTGTCAAAGAGTCAATCACATCAACGGCACTTCGACCGCCAGCACCCATAATAAGGTCTGTTCCAATCGAGGCCAAGCCTTCGCCAATAGTCTCTGCTCTACGGTCGATAAACACTGGTGCCGGACTCATGCTGTCGGAGATATTGAATTCCCCGTCAAACAACGCTGAAAGTATGCCGTAGCTAATCATGTCGGAGATGTAATCTATGCTACTCCGTTGTTCTTTAGAGAACGATCCTGCCGAACCTGTTTTTCGGTACTTGTCAATCGCTGCTTGAACCTTTTCTATCTGGTTTTTTCTTTCTTCGTCGTCGTCGGGAACTATTCCGATTTGCTGCATGATCGACACAATCATGTCGTTTACAAAATTAGCATTTGCGTAATAACCAAGACCGACCAAACCCATAAACGTGTTCGGCAATATCGCTCGAACGCCCCCGTAAACTAAAACGCCCAACAACCAACGCCCGGAGGCGGTTTTGCTTCCACCCTTGGTGAAGAAGTTGCCAGCGGCGTATCCCACCTGAGACGCGGAGAACCTTCGGAACTGTCCAATGGTCATCCCGGTCTGGGTTCTCCATGCACCGCCAATCTCTGCCGCGTTGTATGGGTATTGAGTCGCAAACCTGAGCGTCCTAGCGTGTTCGACGGCGTAACGCTCGGTCGCACCTCTTCGTTTGGCGTGATAATAACCAATCAAGAAAGTGGCGTTCTGGTTGTACTGCTCGGTAATACTGAACGGGTTCCATTCCATCATCTTCTTCCAAGCGGCCAACGTAACCGCCTTGGCCGTCTTTGGAATGTTCGTGCCGTAGCGTTTAATCTCAGCGGTAAGAACCGTGCCGTCTTCCCAAGTTCCACGACCCGTGTAAGTGCCGTGCTGCTTAAGAATCGACAAGGCTCGACGGGGGTGTTTTACAATTTCAGCGCTAGCCATAAGGGTGTTCTTGTAACCCAGCTCCGCCGCAACAAACACCGGGATCTGGGTCAAGTTGACAAATGACCCCTTGATGCTCCAAGAAAGGTTTGCCGCGTAGAAAATCTCACGATACTTTCGGCCAGCTGCCGTACCCATGCGTCTGGGCAACTTGCCCCCGCCAATGCCAGTCCACGAAGGGAGCTGATAAGCAACAACATCAACGGTGGCATTTACAACGTTCTCAATTTCTTGGAGAAACCCCGGCTGCTTACCTGTCCAAAGGAAATTCAAACGGTCTTGAAGGTCTGCGGCCTTGTTTTGCTCACGCTTGTTTGCAAGGTCTTCAATAACCGGCACTACTTCAAAGTTTGCTTTCGTCAGTTCTTGCCAACGGTGGAAACCGATGACCGAAGCCTGCCACACCTGCATGTAATCTTGGGTGTAACCTTCTCCGCCCTTTCGTTTCAAGAACGGGTCGTAGAACTTGGTTTTGTATTTGTTTTGTCCAACCACACCCTTTTTAGCCGAACTGGCTTCTGAAGATGTCAGACCCTGCATACGCAGGTTCTTTTCCATTTCCCGCACTTGCCTCGTGCTTAAGCGAAGTACATCCGAAGGGTAATAAGAGTTCATATCAATCATAACGTCGTCGTCTGGGTAAATCTTCAGCCAGTTTTCTCGAACCTCTTCAGCTTGGAACATAGTGGTTTGACCCGCTTCGCCAAATCTTCGAGAAGGCAAATTCATCGTTCCGTCATTAAAGATGTTCTGGTACTCATCTGGCATCTCGCCGGTCTTCGGGTCTTTCCGCCTGTACTGGACAACAAAGTCTCCGACCCAACTATGGAACACATGGCCGTATCGAATGCCCCATGAGAACGTCGGTATTTCAACCAAAGTCATATCTCTGGCAGCGGTTTCGGTTATGTCGAAGCCCCTACTGTCAAGAATGGTGAACCTGTCGGTTTGAAGTGTCCAGCCAAGTTCAAGCTCTTCAGCCTTTTCCATGAACTGCTTGGTTCGATCGCCCCACTGGTTTTGCAGAGCGCGATTAATCGCAGTTCTTTGTTTCTGAACGGCTCGGACCATCTCAAGACGCATCTGTTCGTCACGGCCACGGAAATACTGGAAGGCGTCTTTGACGCTTTGTGGTGCTTCCATCAACATGATGTAAGCGTCTCGTTGTTCGTCCGACCAACCAAGTGCTTTGATTTGTTCTTGGGTAAGCTTTTCTTTCTTGACGCGCCAAGGCTCGATCTTCTCATTCATAATTTGGAAGAACCGAGTGTCTTCTGGGTCTCTCCATTCCTTTGGAAGATCGGCCCAACGGACATTGTCGTTTTTAACGTTTCGGCGGCTTTTCTCGGTGTAGGCGTCGTAAGAGTCTCGCAGCGTATTCAATGCGTTCGAGTATTGAGCGTCATTGAAATACATCTGCATGAAGCTTCCGGGAAAGAAAACCGATAGGAACGCAGCCATGCGATCTTTTTCGATCTGATCCGCGACGTTTTTACGGAAACGCTTTCCGCGAACCGTAAAGAGGGCAAGATTTCCAATTGACTTAGCCAAATCACCGATGGGGATATCGACGTATCCGCGTCGTTGGCTTGCTCTTCGCCTGCGAATCATCTGGCTGCGTTTGGCAAAGCCAGCTTCTAGTTCTTCGCTTGGAGCTTCTTCTTCAGCGACGTACACCATTTCGCCGAGGCCAGTAATTTCCTTGTACTCCTCAACGTTTTTATCAGCAACTGTGATTTTAAAACCCTGCTTGGTTAGGGCTGTGGCAAATTCAAATACCGCATCAAATCCTTTTGAAAGATCAACAATGTGAGCAGTTGACTTTGTCCGGCCAATAATTTCAAAGCCTTGGTTAGTTGATGCGTCTTGTATGAGGTCGGTCATTCCTCTTGCTTTAGAGTCAATTATTACTTCAGCGGTGTTGTTTCGCGGTCCCGGAATAATCCGTCCGGTGTAACTAAATTTGCCCCTTGTTGCGTTGAGCTGGAATTTCCTAAATGGCTTTTTCCCCGTCATCAACGAGACTAGGCTTCTTGGTCCAATAAGTGTGCTGCCGCCCTCAAAGTCTTTGGGGACGTTGTTTGGGAGCA